CCGCCAGTTTCGCCTGTGTGGTTCCTGCTTCTATACATTTTACCTTTACATCGACTTCAATATTGTTCTTCAGCATTAACTTCACCTCGTCTAACTATTGTGAAATAAATTGCACTAATTATGCAATTTATTGTAACACGAATTTTACAATAATTCAATGCCATAACAAAAAAACACTCTGCCGCAGCTGAGTGCCTTTTTTGTCTGTGTATCTGTTATGCCCGTATCTCCGTTCCGTCCCGGAAGGTAACCGTGATTTCCTTGTTCCTGCCGACTGTAATGAACTCAACCATGCCGCCCCAAAGCCTACAGTCAAATTCATGGATGGTGCCGTCTTGTGCTTTCAGCACCTTAATAAAGTTTTCCAGACGTTCGCTCTGTGCTTTCTTGGCAGAGATGGCAGCCACCACATCATCATACCGTGCTTTCGCCGCATCATAACTCTGAACAAGCCCATTATATCGTTTCTGGTACTCATCCTGATCCTGTGCGATGCGGGCATTCTCCGCTACGATGTTCTGTGTCATTTCCACAAGCACCGATATTTCGTTCTCCAGCCTGACCTTTTCTTCCCGAAGGGCATCAGTTCCGCAGAGCGCCCTGCGGATGATCTCCGCATTGGCGATGATTTCCTTCTTCTCGGTCACGAGCTGATTGTATGCCGACACGAACGCCGCTTTGACCTCGTCCTCTGTAACATGGGGAGTCTGGCACTTCTCGCCGTTGTACTTTCTGTTGCAGCGGTAGATTACCTTGCGGTACTGGTCCGTGGAATGCCAGACCTTTGAGCCGTACCATCCGCCGCAGTCGGCGCATCTAATTTTGTTGGAGAAGATACTCACTCCACTGTACCGAGTACCGCCCTTCGTGCGCTTGGCAAGCTCAGCCTGCACCATGTCGAACACCGCAGGGCTGATGATCGCCTCGTGGTTGCCCTCCACATAGTACTGAGGAACCTCGCCTTCGTTTTTCTTCATCTTTTTCTGCAGGAAGTCCACCGTGAATTCTTTCTGCAAAAGGGCATCGCCTTTGTACTTCTCATTCGAGAGCATCCGGCGCACTGTCTGTTGGTTCCACACATCCTTGCCCGCAGGCGTCTTGATACCACGGCGCGTCAGTTCCGCGGCGATGGAGTGTGGCGTCATGCCCTCAAGGAACAGATGAAAAATGAGCCGCACCGTCTCCGCCTGTTCGGGATTCACCACGATTTTGCCCGTCTCTTTGTCCTTGTCCAGGCCAAGGAAGCGACTGTAAGCAAAGCTGACCTTGCCGTCCGCCATACGCTTGCGCTGCCCCCAGGTGACATTCTCGGAAATGGAGCGGCTCTCTTCCTGGGCAAGGCTCGACATAATGGTGATGAGCAACTCGCCCTTGGAATCCAGTGTCCATATGTTTTCCTTTTCAAAATAAATCTCAATGCCTTTGTCCTTCAGTTTCCGTACCGTGGTAAGGCTGTCAACCGTATTTCGAGCAAATCTGCTCACGCTCTTTGTCACGATGAGATCAATTTTTCCGGCAAGGGCATCGGCAATCATCGACTTGAATCCCTCGCGTTTTTTTGTATTCGTAGCGGAGATTCCTTCGTCCGTGTATATGGCAACGAACTCCCAATCATCACGGCTCTTGATGTAATTTGTGTAGTAATCGACCTGTGCTTCATAGCTTGTGGTCTGGTCTTCATTGTCGGTCGAAACGCGGGCATATCCTGCAACACGGCGCTTCTTTGTGCTGTTGATTGGTGTAGCTGTGTACCGATTAATAATAGCCGGAATAGCAGTTACTTTTCTTTGCGCCATGCTTTCCCACGCTCCTTTCGTACTTGTTTCATGTGTTCGCTCATTTGCTGCCGTACCTCCGGTGTGTACCTTCCTTTGATGGATTCCTTGAACTTGGCTCTCTGCTCATCCGTCCAAGGTCTGCCGACCCGTTTCGGTTGCTCCCATGTGCGACTGACCGTCCTGCCGTCCCTTAAATGGAAAACCATCTCCGATGCGGAAAGTACATCAATGTGGTCGACCTGCCTTTCAAACTCGCCATCGTCAAATTCGGCAATGCCGAGTGTCTCCGCTATGAAGGGCTTCAGCACATCCTCCCGCAATCCGACCGTTACACATCCGTCCCGCTCGGCGCACCGCCAGTAGTAGGCTTTGCCGCTCTCCGATGTGGAAGATGGCTGTGTGGCTCTGCGGAAATTGCATCCGCATTGCACACACTTGATCCTGCCCGTCATGACGGAGGAGCCTTTGCAGTTCGGTTTCTTCCTGCGCTTCTCAGAAGTCTTTGCTCTATATTCAACCGTCCAGCAATCCTTGTGTCCTGTGTTCGGGCAGTCCTTCGTAATGACCTTACCGTTTTTCAGATGGAATTCAAGCAAGTACCGCTTCGGCACATTGATGTAGTCCACCTGGTCGAGAAAAACATCCTCATCGAATTCATCCAGTCCGAGAACCTCGGCACACGCCTTTTTCAGATTCTCATGGTTGATACTGCCGCCGACAGGACACCTGCCGTCTTTTTTCTTTCTTGAGCCGCAAGCCCAATACTCCATGAAACCTCTGTCTGTGCGCTTGTTATGGGCGTAACTTATACCGCAAGCTGGGCATTTCAGCATCCCGGAAAAGCAGGTGAGGTTCAGGCTTTTGTTCGCCTTCGGTCCCAGTTCCTTTCGCCTTGCGAGCTCTGCCTGCACATAATCGAAGGTCGCTTTATCGATGATTGCTGGATGGGTATCTTCCACATAGTACTGCGGAAGCTGACCCTTGTTCTTCTTGCGTTGCTTGGAGATGGGATCGGATATGAACTCCTTCTGCAGGAGAAGGTTGCCCGTGTAGGTTATGTTCGTAAGAACAACCTTGATATTGGAATCCACCCAACGAAAGCCCTCTCTCGTGGTAATTGCTTCTGCGGCAAACTCCCGTTCAGTTTCCAATCTCGACTTGCCGTCCAAGAAGTTCTGGAAAATCCGTCTCACGATTTCCGCTTCCTCCGGCACGATGACCAGGTCATCGCCCTCCCATCTGTAACCGTACACCCGGAAGTGTCCGTTAGGTATACCTTTCTCGAACCGCTTTCTGATGCCCCATTTACAGTTTTCCGAAAGGCTGCGGCTTTCCTCCTGTGCGAAGGATGCGAGGATGGTAAGCATCAACTCGCCGTCACCGCTCATGGAATTGATATGTTCCTTCTCGAACCGCACTTCCACGCCGATGTCTTTCAAGTGCCGCACCGTCTCCAGCAAGTCCACCGTGTTCCTGGCGAACCGCTGAATCGACTTCGTGAGGATTATGTCAATCTCGCCGTTCTCGGCGGCTTCAATCATACGCTTGAACTCATCACGCTTGGTTATTCCCGTGCCGGAGATGCCATCGTCTGCGAACACGCCTGCGTACTGCCAGTCAGGATTCTTCTGTATTAGGGAACTGTAGTAGCTGATCTGTGCGGAGAGGGAATGGTTCATGCGTTCCGATTCCATCGAGATGCGGGCATAGGCAGCGACTTTCTTCTTCGTTTTTATGGCCGGCAATTCCTGTTCGACCCTTGTGATTTTTGCCATGAAATCACTCCTTTCCGACACTATACATCACTCTTTACGCCCTGGAAGTCAACGATATATCCGAGAATAATGTGCCGAAAACAGGCTTGTATTTCTCAAGGAATATTGTATCAATCTCACGATACTCCTCCTCCGAAATAATGCCCTCCTTGAGCATCTTCCTGGCAAGATGCATGGTGGTTTGATAGAGCTTTTCGTTTTCGAAGTCTTCCTTACTCATCGCAGCCACCACCTTTGAACCTGTCGGAGATGTAGCACTCATGGCTGCAATACTTCCTGCGCTTATCGCCGTAGATGTGAAACTCTCTGCCACAATACGGACATTTGAAATCATAAACCGCCTTGCGCTTCACCTGGTCGAGATGGCTGTTCCACCACTCGTTTCGGCACTTGTCGCAGCAGAAGCGTTTTTTCTTACGCTTTGCGATCTGCTGTATCTCACGTCCGCAATTCTCGCAACAGGTAGTCTCGCCGGTGAGCGTAACGGAAGGTTCAGCCGCCGTGTTCCCGTTAATATCATTCCTTCGGCAGAAAGACTTCACCGTATTCAGAGATATGCCAAGCGTCTGGGCAATCTTGCCGTAACCGTTACCCGCGGCGCGGAGTTTGATGATCTGTAATTTTTGATTGTCGGTCATAATCCTTCGGCCCCTTCCGAGGAATGCGTTTTGTGGTATCTCCCTCACTCACTACCGAAAAATTCAACCCCCATCGTTATGGCACAAAAAAGCGGCCTGCAGGCTCTCCGAAGAGATACCCACAGGCCGTCCTGTTCCAGATAATCCTTTATTTTCAACGCTTGGAACACATGGAACACGAAAAAACCTATTTCAATGCAAATTTTGTGAATAAAAATAGGGTATATAAAAAATGTGTATTATATATGGGGAGATAGGAACTTGCTGTTCCTACGTGTTCTCGTGTTCCGATTTATACTTGGTGACATAATCAAGCTAAAAAAGAAAAAAAATAATGCCTACCAGAGAGATAATCTCCAGTAGGCATCACAACATTTATGATTATTCGCTGTATTTGATGAAAGCATCGGTGAAGCCAGCCGCCTTAAGCTTGGCAAGCATAGCGTCTGCGTTTGCCTTGACGGAATATGCGCCGACCTGTATACGGTAGTATTTCTTTGGCGCAGTCGGTGTGACGGAAGCGGGCGTTTCCGCTGCCAGCCCAGCCTTTACATCTGCTCTAAAGGTATCCATGGTCTTGCCATGTTTAGGAAACCAGTGCATAACATCCGCATGGTTACTGGCTATACCTTGCTTATAGCCTTCACTATGACAGATGATATCCTTC